TGCCAGTATGGTATTTGCTACATTTTCTGGAACGAGGCTGGAAGATAAGTCGCCTGTAAGTCCTTCGCCCTTGACTATCTTTGCTATGTAGTCTGCAAAGGCCTTTTTACCATCTTTGCTATTTACCTTTGCCTGTTCTATCTTTGCCTGCAAGTCGCCTATCTGCTTTTTCATCTCATCCATTGTGATATACTTTTTGTCAAGGTCGGCCTCGTGCTCTTTGAGCACATTCTTTATATTGTCAAGTATATCTTTCCTGACTTCCTCAATATTATCCATTATAAACCTCCTTTTAAAGTTTTAAGGTCTTCTCTTATGCCTTCCAATAATTTATCAAGGTCAAGGCTCTTGCCTCGTTCTGTGCCTTGTTCTTTCTGCTGAGGCATAAGATTAAAATCTCTAATTATCTCATCAATGCTTTTATATCCACATGCCTTAAAAATCTCAAGTTCATTATTAAAGGCCTTATATGGCGGTGGCTCGTTGCCATGCTCCTTGTAATATTTTACCAATACATTATAAACCTGTTTACGCTCGTTTTCTGGAATATCTACTCCACCCCTTGCACCAAGCACTGTTGCCATTGCTGCTACTATACCACGCCATACGTTTTTAGGCTTACCATTATCAAGGTATCTAAACGGCAGTTTGTATGCTGTGATATTATCCCGCTTGCTTTTGTCATACCATAAGAAAAATTCTTTATACTTCTTTGGGTCAAAGTTATCTTTACCGCCCGCATACTTTAAAGCATCACGCCTCGCCCTGTTAGCATCCCACTTAGTATTGTCTGGCATCCAATCGGCTTTGCTATATCCTACTACGGTCTTTATCTCATTGTAGGCCTTTATCATTGCCTCGGTAATTGCATCCTGTTCTAAAACGGCATTTGGATTTGCAGGCACGGTCACCTGTGATATTTCAAGGAGTTCTACCTTCGGCCATACATTGCCTTGTTTGTTTTCTAACGGTAAAAATCCCACAGAATAACTTGCAAGACCATTCTCTACCAGTTTCCAAGCGTAGTCTGCTAAAAAATTGCCTTCATTGACAAAATACTTTAAGGTCGCAAGCAGTTTATTGCCTTCGGTTCGTAGAGATAGCACTTTGCCTATAATGTTGCTTATGCCTACATAATTATGACTGTCTAATAGAACTGGGTTCTTTTGAAAGTTCTTAAAATCCCATCCATCTACCTTAATGATTTCGCCATCTCTATCTACGGTCTCATCTGAAACCACTACCTCAACGGTATAGTTCTCCCTGTCTATGCTTTTATATCCATAGACACTTAAAATTTTCTTTTCCATAATTAAACCTCCTGTGTTTTCATTAAAAGTTTGGCTCTTCTGGACCCTCATTATAATCCTCCTTTGGTATATATTTTACTGTGCACCTACAATTTATAGTATTCCCCGCACTTGCAGAAGGGTCGCCAGGGTATTGTAAGGTCTCGCCATCTACCACAAACGGTGCATTTAAATCAACGGCTTGGCCATCGGCGTGCTGATGTGCTGGCCTTACTACGTTATCCCTTGCACTTATCCATTCCTTCATGAGTGGTATGCCCGCATTTTTTGCAAACTCAAACTGCCCCCAATTTACTGCCCTCGCTGTTTCTGTGCGTGCGATGATATATGCTCTGCCCTCTGTGATGCTGAATACATCATCAACGGCGTCAAGTATCGCGTGGTCTATGTCTTCTGAACTTTTGCCTGCTTCAACTGCGTCGGCTATTGCTTTTGCTATGTGCCTTCTTAAGTCGCTTTGTGTTGTGTTGTTTATCGTTCTGGATACTTCCAAAGCATGCTCTTTGATAAAGTTAATTGTTTGCGGATTTACTACATCATAACTACTTTCAACCATCAAATCGGCCTGAACCATATCCGCCCCCTGCGAGGCAAAGGACATTAAAAGCGGTGTAAATATTTCGCTTGCATTTGTTATATGGCTTTCCCAATCAATATTGTTTAGTAAGTCGTCCTCATTTATCTTGGTGTGTATTGCTATTTTTTCGCCTGAAAGGTATTTTTCTATCACCTGCTTAATCTCCTTGTGTTGCTTCCTGAAAAACTTCCTCATCTCCTTATAAAGCCGTTGCTCCATATTCGCCGTGAGTTTATCAAAGCGTTTCCAGTGTTTTGTTCTGTCATCCTCTTTTTGCTTTGCCTGCTTTTGCATTACCTGTATTGATTTCGGAGCCGTGATAATGCCTTTGCTGGCAAGTGGCACTTGTGAGGCGTTGCCCCAGTAATAATCGCCCCAGTCTACATCCTCAAGGCCAAGTCTATGTCTTACTTCGTTTATCGTTAACACTCCATTTTTCACGTATATATCATGCACCTTTGCCTTACTCTCGGCATCCTCTGCGAGTGCTTTAATCTCGGTATAGTCAAAAATAAATTTTACGCCCTTGATGTTCATCAAAGGCATAACAAAATAATTTATGCGTTCCTCTATTTTGGAAAGTTTTGGGATGATGGTATTCTCCCAAAATATCTCCTTTTGAGTTTTGGCCGTAGCATAGTTTATTTTGTCAGTCTTGTTTAATAGCACAGAAGGCACTCCCATTACGGCACTTACACGGTCAATTATCAGTTTTTCAAGTTCAGAAAATTGCATATCAGAAGGAGACAAACCAAACCGCTCGAGTTTAAGCCCGCCCTCCAGAACTGGAGGCTTGCCTGCATTTATATAGCCTGCATAACTGCGTTCCCATTCCTCTTTGATTGCCTGCCTTTGTGCAGGTGTGAGTGCATTCTCTGTTGTAAAATACCCTGGAATAAAACCACCATTCTTGAGCAGGTTATCATTGAGGTCTTCTATTTTGCTACCTATGGAACTTGTCTTATTAAGCACCTGTAAGATGTCAAGGCCTGTTGTGGCAAGTGCGTCATAGAAGATAACAGCATTATCTTGTGTGTAAGTCTTCCATCCATCCTTAAAAGGCACTTCAAAACTAAAACCACTCGGTGTTTGTTGTATGTTAAAAACAAACCTGTTGTCTAACACATAGATAAAATATCCGTCAATAATCCAGAAGGCTTTGCCATAAAGTGTCATCATGCCAAGTGTGGCCTCAATTAACTCTCTAAAGGTATTTTGTGGTGATGGCTTTTTGAATATGTCTTCGTATTTTGGATAATTATCGCCCTTCTCATCCACTACCTTAAAACTTACCTGTGCCCCTGTCTCTGCTATCTTTTTCGCACTTGCAAATATCCAAATGTAAGTTTCATAACGGTTGCTGTCTAATGGCAAGCCTCTTAAGACAAAATCCAAAATAGAGCCTGGGCTTGCACTCTTTTTCTTAAAAAGCCTTTTAATCTTATTTATAATGTCCATACGGCTACTCCTTGTGTGGTCTTGTTTTTAAAATAAGTGAAAATTGCATAACGCATTGCATCCATTGCGTGGTCTAAAAATTTAACAGGCTCATCTAAAACATGCCCGCTTTTGTCTGTTTTGAAAGAATAAGTCTTAATTTCTTTGATGGTATTGACACACTTGCTGTGAATGTGTATTCTAAACTCCTTGACTTTATTAATGCCTTCTTTGACGCTCTTCTCTGCTGGATGTGCATTATAACCTGCCCTTCTTATCTCCTCAATCCTATTTGGTTCGGCACTGTCCCAGAAGGAATAATTGGACTTATTATCGTAAAAATGCCCAAGTTCTCTTATGAGGTCATCGTTGGTCATCTGCGTTTTATATATCTCGTCAATGATATATATCTCGCCATCTTTCATGCCTATCTTAAGCACGGCTGTTGGATTGTTGAAACCAAAATCACCACCATAAATCACTTCGTCAAAAGTTGCAGGTAAAGTATCTACTACATCCCAGTTTTGATAAACTATGTTCTCTGGCTCTGCGAACTCGCCTTTTGCATAGATTTTCCACATTGCTTTGTTTTGATTTTTGAGGTTCTCTATGGCTTCAATGCTGCGTTTATCTAAAAACGGATTAATTTCATATTTGGTATTTAAAATTGCGGTGTTATCTATAAGCCTTCTCTCCCAAAAGTGTTCATAGACCCATGATGTTTTTATTGGATTAAAAGTCATAAANANNTGATTNANGCCNNCTACNTTNTACCGCCTTGCNTNNATNTCAAGNAACTGANAAGTCNTGCTCNNTAAACTCNGTNGCCTCNTCCATCCATACNTANTTNNATTCTGTGGATTTTAATTTGTGGGGGTCATCAATACTTCTAAAAATAAACTCATTGCGGTTAAATTTGATTACATGCTCTTGTTTGTTTTCTTGATATTCTATGCCTATTCGGTCAAGGAATTCTTTTATAAGCCTGTAAGCACTTTCACGCAAAGATGGCCAGGTTTTACGCGTGATAAGTGTTCTGTATTGGTGGCCTTGTAAAAGATTATTGACAACAAGGAACTGTGCCATCGTATAGGATTTGCCTGAGCCTGATGCCCCATATATGATAAGATAACGCTCCTTGTTATAATGCTGTTCTATCCAATCCCATATAGGCTCAATTACTTTCATTGATTGCCTTCCTCACCTTCTCAATAACCACCCTGATTTCTTTATTCTCTTCTGTTTCGCCTACAAGTTTCATGTCAAGCGTGACTAATTTTTCAAGGATATCCGCCACTCTGGCAAGGTCTCGCACAGTCTTAATCTCGGCAGGTTTATTACGTTCAACATATTCCTTAAGGGATTTTTTGAGCATCTGGTGCATAGCATGGATGGTCTT